GAATTGTCAACTAAAAAAGGTCTTCAAGAAAGTATTGTAAATGAATTTATAAATGAATCAATCACCGCATATGAGAATTTAACTAATAAAGTAAATCCTTATAATTTAAAAGAAATTAAAATGTGGGTTGGTCACATAAAATGTGAAAACAAATATAAAGAAATAGATAATCTTTTTTCAACAGATGTTTTAACTTTAGAAAGTAAAATTAAGAGTAAAAAAATTATTTGCGAAATTTTAAAAACTAAAGAACAAGAAAAAAAAGAAATCATTAAGGTTCCATTAAAGTCAATGTTAAATGTTGCAAATAAAACTGTTGGGAAATTTATTTCCTCATTAAAAGAATCAGAACAAAAAGAACTTAAAAAAATTCTATCAACACCAAAAACACAGTTAATTGAAAATTACAATGACGCTAAGGATTTGGTTTTAGAAAAGTTAAATGAAAAAAAAAATAATGAAAACGATTCTGACACAATTAACACAATAGACCAAGTTTTATTAAAAATTCAAAAAGAATCTTTTTCAGAATTAAACTATTATCACTTAAAACAACTTAAAGAAAGTCTTTAATCTTTATTTAATTTTTGAATATAAATCGCTTTTTTGTTTTTTTCTCTATTAAGTATAGATGGTTTAATATACTCTTTTCTGTTTAATAAGATTTCATTTTGATTTGTATTAATTAATTTTCTTTTTAAAAGTTTTAAGGATTTCTCAATACCCCCCTTTTTTACTGTAACGATTAACATATTTTCATTTTATTAGGTTTGTTGATATAACAATAATAATTAATTATAATTATATCAAAATAAACATTAAGTATATGAAGAAAATTTATGAAGAAAGGAAAAACTGCCAAACTAAACGGGTATAGATCATTTAAATCACAATATGGGACAATTGATTCCCAAAATTTAAAATCAATTTTTATAAACATACAAAGTTGGGTAGAACCAAAATATGAGGCGGAGGATTGGAATAGGGTCGTATTAAACATGTCAAGATCCGTTAAACACACACTTTTAAATAACATAAATAAAGATATTATTGATACTAAATTTATTGTTGATCTTGATTTAAGAACTAGTGGATTACATCTTAAAAAAAAATCATTTATGAATTTAGAGATTAATTTGTTTCTGTTAGAAAAAATGGATTTTAAATCTCCAAAATTAAAAAGAATTGTAAAAAGTTTAATTAAATTAATATATGGGGAAATAATGAATAAAAACAAATATTTTAAATTTTATCTCACTAAAAATGGAAATACAAAAATCATAAAGAAAGAAACTGAAACTATTTAGTATTTATATATAAAATAGATAGATGGAAAACTTAAAAATATTGGGACCAAAAGATTCTGGACGTGGAATTCTTGTTGAGTATGATGCTGGTTATATAGACCCAAATGAACGAAGAAACTTATCTATGATAAGAGAAAATCGAGATATGTTGGATCATTCGAAACCATTTGAGTTTTATGCTGTTTTACAAAAATACAATACCCCAAATAGAAACGGAAGAATTTATCCTGAAAAAATATTAAAAAGAGAAGCTGATAATTATAAAAAAATAATTAATAAAGGAACATCTCTTTCTGAGTTAAACCATCCTGAATCTTCTCTAATTGATTTAGACAGGGTTTCTCACATGATCACAGAAATATGGTGGGACGGTCCTGTTTTATTGGGTAAATTAAAATTACTAACAAGCCCAGGTTTTCACGAAAGAGGGATTGTATCAACAAAAGGTGATTTAGCGGCAAACTATCTTCGTCAAGGAGTTACATTAGGAATATCTTCTCGTGGTGTTGGTTCATTAAAAAAAGTTGGGGAACAAAATGAAGTTCAGGATGATTTTGAATTAATATGTTTTGATCTTGTATCTTCACCGTCAACACCTGGCGCATACTTATTCACAGATAGAAACGATAGAATGAAATACGAAGAAAATTTAGATGAAGAAAAAAGAATGTCCGTAGAAAGAAATGTTGGGGAGTCTGGTAATAAATCGCTTGACTTAATGAAAAGATTAACTCATTATTTAGATAAATAAAAAAAATTATTATGGACGAAAAGTATTTTATATCAAGAATTACAACCGATGTGGTTGATAATGAGACAGGAAAAGTAAAAAAAATGAAAGAAGAAAAATTAGTAAAAGGGTATAGTCCAACAGATGTTGAGGCTAAAGTTACTAAAATTTTTGAAAATTATTCAATGGATTGGAGAATAACAGCAATTGTTGAATCAAAAATTAATGAGGTTATTGAAAATTAAAATATTTTTAATAAGACAAAAAAGGAAAAAGAAAATAATCTTTTTCCTTTTTTTATGCCTAAAAAATAAAAAATTATTGTTTTTTTAAAAGTTAATGATATTTATTGATGAACTATTATAAAAAAATATGAATTATAACAAAAATGTTGTAGAAGAAGCTTTATTCCAAATACGAAATTTGGAAGAGACTCTTCAAGAGAACGCAAAAGGAATACTTCAATCTACAATGAGTGAAGAAATCAAACAATTAGTAAAAGAATCTCTTAGAGAACAAGATGAGATTGAAGAACCCGTTGACGATGAGGAAATGGATCCTGAAATGGAAATGGATGATGAAGACATGGAAATGGATGATGAAGACATGGCAATGGATGATGAAGACATGGCAATGGATGATGAAGACATGGCAATGGATGATGAAGACATGGCAATGGATGATGAAGACATGGCAATGGACCCTGAAATGGAAATGGACCCTGAAATGGATGATGAAACTATTGATATGACAGATGCGTCAGACGCGGAAGTTCTTAGAGTTTTTAAAGCTATGGGTGATGATGATGGAATCGTAATAAAAAAAGAAGGTGGTAATATAAACCTTAAAGACGGTGATAATGAATATATGATTCAATTAGGAGAATCTTACGGTAATAATCGTGATCAACTAATATATGAAATAGAAATGGGCGATGATGGAGAAATGGGTGGAATGAGTTCTACAAAAGGTGATTTTTATGAACAAGGCGACTATGGAAACTCAGACGAAGACAGAAATGAGGGAGCGTGGTGGTTAGAAGAAGATGAAATGAATCCTGAAATGAATCCTGAAACTATGGAACAAGGAGACTATGGAAACTCAGACGAAGACAGAAATGATGGAGCGTGGTGGTTAGAAGAAGATAGAATGGATTATGAAGATGACGATGAGGATGACTATGAAATGGGATTTGAAACTCCTGTTAGAGATGCAATCAGATCACATAAAGGTAGGTTCGAAACTCCTGTGAGAGATGCGATCAGATCTCGTGGAAATAGATTTTCAGACATTGATGATATGGGTGATGATGAGACATCATATGAGTTGGAAATAGATGGAGATGATACTGAAGGTATGGGAATAGATGAATATACTGAAGATATGGACTATACTGATACTACTGTTGACGGTGTAATGGAAGCTGTTAAAAAATCTTTAAAATCTTTAAAATCAAAAGGAACTGAAAACCGTAGAGGTCCTAAATTTTCATATGACAAAAAACCTAATATGGGTGGCGGATTTAACGAAAAACGAAAAGAAGCGTTTGGTAAAGGTATTAAAGCTACTGGAACTGGAAAACCAAAATTTGAATATAAGGAAAGTATGAACACGGAAAAAGGACCTATTGGTGACAACACAAGAACCTCACCAAAACCAATGCACCCGAAAAAAGTTGAGACCAAAGAAGCGGCAAGAACTTATGGTAATGGATCTAAAGATGGTAGCCGTGGTTTAAGAAAAGCGAAAACAAACAACAGAAATTATGAATACAGTCCATTTAAAATTTCGGAAAACTATTCAAATAATGAAGTTTCTTTATTAAGAGAAAAAAATGAAGAATACAAAGCGGCTCTTGATGTTTTTAGAACAAAATTAAATGAAGTTGCTGTATTTAATTCTAACTTGGCTTACGCTACAAGACTTTTTACCGAACATTCAACAACAAAACAAGAAAAAATAAATATTTTAAGAAGATTTGATAATCTTGAATCTTTAAAAGAATCAAAAAACCTATATAGAACAATTAAAGGTGAATTATCATCTAATGGTTCAACAGGTGAACAAAAAATAAACGAGTCAATTCAAAGAACTGTTAATAAAACTGCTGATACAGGATCTTCAGTTAATTTGATTGAATCAAAAACGTATGAGAATCCACAATTTTTAAGAATGAAGGATTTAATGACAAAAATAAAATAAACTAAAAAAATAAAAAACCAAAAAAAATGGGAGCATTATTAGAATCAGGTCTTGTTGGTAACATCGGGTTAAAACACCTTAAAGTTATCAAAGAAGACACAATTAACAAATGGGATCGTTTAGGATTCCTTGAAGGTCTTAGAGGCCACCTAAAAGAAAACGTTGCACAATTATATGAGAACCAAGCGTCTCACTTAATTAACGAAGCAACATCAGACGGAGCATCTAACGGAGCTTTTGAAACAGTTGTTTTTCCAATCGTAAGAAGAGTATTCTCTAAATTATTGGCTAACGACATCGTATCTGTACAAGCTATGAACTTACCTATCGGTAAATTATTCTATTTTGTACCTAAAATTCAAGGATACTCTAATGGATCTTCATACGATGCTAATGGAAGCTTTACAGACGCAGCAGGATCTGGAGGTGAACATTACGCACCTTACGGAGCACCTAACGCGGCTGCCACTCAAACACCAAACAGTGGTTACGGAGATGCAAGTGCAACTAACTTTCCTTACA